AGTTCCTCGCGCGCCTGGGCGAGCGCATCGGCCAGCTCGCGCTCGGCGGCGGCCGCCTTGCGAGCGTTGGCCTGCTCGATGTCGGCGCGGCGGTTGTTGAGCACGATCAGCTCGGACTCGATCTTCGCCACCTCGCCCTTGGCGCGGATACGGTCGGATTCGGAGGCGCGCGGATCGGATTGCGTGCGACGCGCCTCGGCGAGCAATGCGGTCTGGCGGGCGATCTCGGCGTCGATCTCCCGCTGCTCGATGGCCGTTTTCTGCGCGTAGTAGTCGCGGGTGGAGATGAGCCTGTCCTCCAGCGCGGCATCCAGCGCGGCCTGTTGCCGGGCAAGGCCGTCCTTGAGCATGGCAAGCGCGGCCTCGGCCTGCTCGCGGTCGGCGGACAGGCGTTTGGAAATCGAAGCATCTGCCTTGCCTTTGGATTTGCCGACGAGCTTGGATTTAAGATTTTCCAGGGCTCTGCGGAACTCCGGCGTATCCTCGCCGATGCCTGCTTCCCTGGCCTTTTCCCGCAGCTCTGCGATGGCGCGCTTGAGCCGGTCGGCCCCGGTCTCGTACTGGGCGATGTAGGCATCCCACTGCTTGCGCAGCAGCGCTCGGCCTGCTTCGGTCGGTGCGCCAGGGTTGGATACTCCGTCGCGTTTTTCGATCTCGGCCAGGTCGGATCGGAATCGCTCCAGGTTCTTGGTCACGCGATCCAGCTCGGACCGGAGTTCGTTGCTGGGCTTGCCGCGATAGGTCACGCGCGCGGTCTCTTCCAGCACCGCCTTGCGCTTTTCGAGTGCGGCGATGGCCTCGCGCAGGTCGGCGGCATCCCCGGTGCCGAACTTCTGCTCGCGCGCAAGACGCTCGGACGCCTCGCGCGCGCGGTCGATGGCGGCGCGGGCCTTGTTTGCTGCGCTCTCGGCCTTGTTGCCCCAGATGGCCCATGCGGTGGCGCCCGCCGTGAGCAGGGTGAGGATAATGCCGAGCGGCCCGCCCAAAAACGCAAGCGCGGCGCGCAGCCCGCCTGCGATGCCGGTGCCTGCGGCCATGGCCGCGTTGAGCCCGGCCTGGGCTGCCGCAAGCCGCTGTTGGGCCGGGATGAGCGTGTTTTCGACCACGGCCAGGCGCGCCATGCCCGTGGCCGAGGCCACGGCGGCCTGGGCGGCGGCGAGCTCCGCCTGGGCATACGACACCTTGACCCTGGCATGGGCAATGGCGGTTGCCGTGGCCTGACGCTCGGCCGCGATCTCGGCCAGCATGGCTGCCACACGCTCCTTGGCGGCGATGCCTGCGCGGGTGATCGCCACGGTGATCCCGCCGACTGCCGCGACCAGGGCGGTGCCGGCGATGGCGTCCATGTGTTTCGCCATGGCGTCGAATGCCGCGCCGACAATGCGGGTCGCGCCGCTGGCCTGGTTGAACGCATCGATAGTCCGACCGAACTCATCGCGCACCTGGGACAGGGACTGCCCGATGGTGCGCGGCATGGCCTCGGCCTCGCGCGTTAGCGCATCCCGCTGCGACTCGATGGCCTGCACCACCACGTCGGTGGTGAGCAGCCCCTGCTCGGCAAGCGTGCGCAGCCTGCCAATCGGCAACCCAAGGCCGTCGGCAAGCGCCTGCATCAGGCGCGGGGCCTGCTCCATCATGGAGTTGAACTCATCGCCGCGCAGCACGCCAGAGCCCAGCGCCTGGGCGAACTGGCGCACCGCGCCGGCGGATTCTGCGGCTGACGCGCCGGAGACCTTGAGCGCGAGCGCGGTCGCCTCGGTGACGGTGGCGATCCGCTCCTGGGAGAGACCAAAACCCTTCGCCGTGGTCGCCAGCCGCGTGTAGAGGGTGGCCACCGCCTCGTAGCCTGCGCCGGTCTGCGCCGCGACGCGGTAGGCGAACTGCTGCGCCTGGGCGAATTCCCGCACCGTGCCGACGGCGAGCATGAGGCGGGCGTTGGTGGACTGCACTGCGTCGGCCAGGCGGGCCAGGCCGGCGATGCCGGACTGCAAGCCCATCACGCCCTGGATGCTCAGGAAGGCGTTGCGCATCACCGCCAGCTCGCGGGAGATGGATTGCAGCCCCGCGCGCGTCTTACCGAGCGCGCCGGCTGTGCTATCCTTGGCGGTAATGCGTATCGCGAGGTCGAGGTCTTTGGCCATGGTCAAACTGCTGCTTCAGTTCGCCGGCTGGATGCTGGCGGCCTTCGGCGCGGTGTTCGCCTTGATCCTGTGGCCTGGCTGGCTGTGGAAGACGCTCGCCATGGTGGGCATCATCGTCCTGCTGCTCGCCGTCGCCGAAGGGCTCGGGTACGGCTGGGCCAGGCGCGTCAATGGCTGGCTGTTCTGGCCGCGCTGACTCACCGCTCAATCTCCTTCACCCACATCGCCCAATCCTTGCCATCCGCCTGCGCCGCGCGCGCTGCCACCGCGGCGGCGAGCATGTCGTCGCGTGCAATGCGGGCACAGGCGGCGGCGAAGTCGCGTGCGTCGGTCCAGGCCATATCCATCACGCTGCGGTAGTCGAAGCCTGCGCCGACGAGGCGGGCGATCCATTCGTGCCACCAGAGGCGGTCGGCACGGTCACGGCGAGGCGTTCGGCTGCCGCCTGGATGCGCGGCAGCACCGCCCGCACGAAAAAATCCGCATTGACCTCCAGCACCTGCGCGGCCAGATCCACCAGCACATCCGGCGTCTGCTCTTCGAGCCAGGCGCGCTCGACGCCCGCGCCGATGGCGGTCGCCGTGATAACGGCCTCGGCGTGGCGTGTCAGGGCCGCCAGGATGTCGCCATCGGCGAGCTCGCGCATCACCGGCTCGATGGCGGCGAGAAAGGCGGGCAGGTCTTTGACCTTGATGGGGGTGAGGGCGGGTGTCGTCATGGTGTCACTCGATGAGGTAGATGGCAGGCACGTTGCCGGTGCCGTTGAACAGTGATGTCGGGGCCGTCGCGGGCAGGGTCGAGCCGCTGCCCGCTGCGAACAGGTAGCTGATGACCGTGGTGGCGTTGACCATGCGCCCCAGGCTGGTCTGGATCGAACTCAGCGCCCGCAGCGTGGCCGCCGTCGAACAGATGAAGCTGGCCCAGTAGATCGTGCCGGGGGCGAGCGTGAGCGACAGCGCCCCGGTCTTGTCGCCAATCGTGCCGGTGTCCAGGCCGGCGACGGAAGCGAGCAGGCTTCCGGGCGCGTCATTGCCGGACACATTCGCGTTGCCGTAGATGCCGACCGAAGCCGTGCCTGCCGAGGCGGTGGTGACACTGATGCGCAGGCCGGCGAGCGTGACCGGGCGCGGCACCACGAATGGGATGAAATACTGTCGAGATCCCGTTACCGCCTGCGTAACCAGCGACGTGCCGTTCACGTCGCCCACGATGCGCGGCGTGTCCGTGCGCTTGGGCCAGGCAATGGCGCCCGCGTTGTCGATGGAGCCGCCGGCGTTGATTGGATAGGCAATGCTGCCCGTGGCGTCCGAGGCGTAGAGGTCGAACCCCGCCCCGGCGCGCACCAGGTACACCGTGTTCGGGTCCAGCGTGGCCGGTAGAGCCGCCACCACCTTGGCGAAGCGGATCGCGGCCATGTCAGCCCCTTAGCGCATCTTGGCAGACCCGCAGCCTGCGCCGCAGCGCCTCGGCCCGCGCATCGATCTGCGCCACGCGAGCGGCATCGCCTTCGCGCAGCGCCCGGATGCTCTTGCGGTCCAGGGCATCGAGTTCGGCAACGATCTCCTCTGCCCACGCTTGCGCATCCTGCTGTGCATGGAACGCGCCTTCGCCAGGCGGCTCGTCGAGCAGGCACTTTTCCAGCAGCGGCTCGCCGTCCGCCGTCTGGCCGACCATCCAGCAATAGATATCGAGCTCTGCCATGTCACCACCCGGACGTTTCGAGCCGTGCTCGCGGGTACTGGCCGCCGTAGGTGAAGTTGCCGCTGCCGTCCTCGCCGACCTTGTTGAGCTGGGTCATGTTGGCGTGCGTGTGAGTGTTGGCCACCGCCGCGTCGATGGCCGCCGGGGTAGAGGTCGGCTTGCCGGCGAGGTTGGCCCAGGTCAGTTGCAGATCCAGGCTTTCGTACTCGGTGAGCTTGATCCACTCACTGGTGGCGCTGCGCCAGACGTAGGAGGCCGCGCCGCTGTTGACGGTGGCATCGGCGGATGCGTCCAGCACCAGCACATACTGGCCGTTGGTTGGGGTGAGCGCATTGCGGGCCGCGATGTCAGCGACGATTTGCAGCCCGCCGGAGACGCCCGCCACCGCCGCGTCGATCATCGCCTGAATGTCATCCGAGTTGATGATGCGCCGCGCCGCCGAGCCGTCGGCGCTGGTGACGTACATCTCGACGTAGTTGGGCTTCGCTGGCGGGGCCACGAGATAGACGGCGTGGCCATCCAGCGTGCCGGGCAGCGCGGTGGTCTTGTGGATCTTGACGATGGGCATGATGTCTCCTTACCAGTGCAGCGTGGATGTGATGACGGCTGGGCAGTAGGCCCCGCCGTCTGTCCCGGTGGTGATGGCGTTGCCGGGATCGGTCGAGATGGCATCGATACCGGGCAGGCCGGGGTCGCCCTTCGGGCCGGGCGGGCCGGGTGGGCCAGGCGGCCCCTGAAAACCCATCTCGACGGTGCGCAACTCGCGCTCGACGATGACAACGCGCTCAGCCACGGGTCACGTCCTCCAGGATGACGAGGGTGTGGGTCTCGACCGTCTCGACGCAGCCACTGGCATAGGTGAGCTCCAGCGCGTAGCGGTAGCTGCCGACGGGCAGTGCGGTGGCGGCAGCCGGGATCGTCATCTCGATGCGCCCCTGCGTGGGCGTGATGACGATGCGCCCGTCGGCGGTCGAGGCCTCGGCCACCTTCGCGCCCGCCGCGTCGCGCACATGCAGCCGGGCCGACGCGCCGGTGAGATCGACCGGCGCACCGCCGCTTTGCTGCAAGCGCCAGGCGCGGTGCCAGCAGTCACCGGCCACGAGCCGCACGGGCTTCAGCGCCGCCATGGCTCACCCTCAACCCTGCATGACGATGCGACCGAACTGGCCCAGCGGCCCGGCGGCGGCCTTGCTCACATCGGCCAGTACCTTGCCGGAGAGCTCGAAGCGCTGCAGCTCGTCCGAGATCAGCGACAGGTCCTTGGTGGGGTTGATGGCCACTCGATAGAGATCGACGATCACGGGCTTGTTGCCGTCCGCCGTGTTGATGCCATCGAAGCGCAGCCACACCTCGGGCTGAGCGCTCTTGAACATGGCCGTGGCACGGGCAGAGCCGTAGGTGTAGTCCACCAGGAACGGCTGGGTGAAGCCGGTGACGCTCAAAAACTCGATGCCACCCTGCGCGGCATGCACCCGGTAGTGGGTGCCCTCGACAAGGGTGGCCGGCGTGCTGGCCGAATCGGTGACGGTGACGGCAGAAATGAATTGGTGGGTCAGCAAGCGCAGGTCGCCAGCGGCAATGCCGGTGGGCAGCGCCTCGTCGGTAACGCTGCCGCTGTTGACCTGGCTGGTCTGGCCAAACAGCGAGAGCTCGAGGTTCTCGCTGGAGATTTCCTCCAGCGTGCAGGAAAACTCCCCATCCTTGCTCTTGATGAGTTGCAGGTCGGTGAGCCGCTGGCCGGAATAAGATTCCTTGTGCTCGATGGTCTCGACGTTGAGGCTGATCTTGAGGTCGGGCACGTTGCCGACCCAGCGCAGCGCAAGCGGGTTGCCGCTGGCGTCACGGGCGGCCAGATACACGCGCCCTTGTCCGGAAAAATAGGCCATGATGGGACTCCTTTATGGGGTGTTGACAGGGATGATTCGGGCGGCAAAGGCCAGCGGATAAACACCGGTGCCGGCCAGATACGTGGGGCGCGGGGCCTCGACGCGCCGCAAGCCCCGGCTGCCATCGGGCTGCCAGCCCATCAGCGCGGCGAGGATGCGGGCGATGAGCGGCCCGGCCTTTTCGGCGGCGCCCGCACCGCTGGCGGCCTCCTTGGCCGAGCGCACCAAGAGCGCCACGATCCAGGTCTGGTCGATGGCCTGCGCCGCACCCTGACCGGGGCCCGCACCCTCGACGATGCGGTCGCCGCCCCAGGCCACCCACACAGCGGGGGACGCCGGGCTGGCGTCGCCGATCTCCTCGATGGCGGCGGCCAGCCGGACCTGCCTGAGCTCGCCGGCGAGCTCGCCTTGGAGCCGCTCGACGATCTGCGCGCCTACGGACAGCCAGTCCTCGCGTAGACTCATTGCAGAACCCCCCAGTCGCGCGGCCGGGTGCCCGGGGCCACCTCCAGCGTGCCGCCGGTCAAGCCCTCCTGGGCCGGGCGCGGCGCGCCCAAATGCACCCGCCCGGCGGCGATGGCCTCCAGCAGACGGCGCGCATCCTCGAAGCGGCGGCGCACCTCCTCACTGGCCTGGTCGCGCCACAGCCGGTAGCGCACCATGTCGCATGCAATGCGTGCCAAAAGGCGCGGCACCGGAGAAAGCGGCAGCTGATAGCGGCCACGCAGATGGCCGTCGATCTCCGCGTCCACGTCCGCCGCCGCCGCCGCATACACGGCGACATCGGGCGCGCCCGCGCCCACGGCGTCGGTGAGTTCCGTGGCCTCGGCCTCGCCGAAGGCGGCGATGAAGTCAGCCAGCGCGGCATAGCTCATGCCGCCACCTCCTTGCGCGCAGCGCAGATGCAGCCGCCGCGGCGTCGGCGGCCGACGGCATTCGCTGGCGCGCGCATCCCCGCTGCGCGGGGCCTCTGCTTACTGCTCATGCCGCCACTCCATCTAACCCCATCAAACGGGTTAGAAGCCACCAGAATCGATTTTTTCTGGGCTTGGTATGGCACAGTAGCCACCTCAACCATTCGACGCGCTAGAAGCCGTTTTAGCGCGATTGCGGGGCATGTCCGCGCCAGATGCTGGTTTCGGGGCGGTTTTTGCCTCGC